CCCTTGAGTTAATTGAACCTCGGAAATACTAATGTTGTCGGTTGTCCCACCAGTGGCATCAGAGAAAAATACCACCATAAGGTTTTTAGCACTTGTTGGAACGGTAAAAACACAACTACTAGTAGTCCAAGTTGTCGCAACTGTAGTCACATTCAAATAACTACCTGTTATTGTTCCATTTTGGCCCGTTGGCGAAGCATCTGGTGTGATAGCTGATAAGTTTGTACCCCAAGCTGGATCCACACCTGTGGTAGTAGACCACGCCCCAGTCAAAAAGGCTGGTGATACATCTACTGTTCCTGAGGCTGTTAGGTAGAGGAGTCCTAATTTATAAGTTTGACCCGACCCAACTTTTTGGTTATGTTTTAAAGATAATCGGACTTTTTGCCCTCTTAAGTGAGCCATTTCTGAACCAAGTATCCATTGTGACAACATCACTTTTTTACCAGCGGAAGAAGAAATGATTGACCCATAATATCGAGCCTGCAAACCTGTATCTTGATTGCCGTTAGTATCTATTTGTGCCCAGTTTAAGTTTGACGCTACTGAAGTTGTTACTGACCAACAATCTGCCACTACTCCAGCTCTAGTAGTGGTTGAGATACCAGTTATTGCGGTTGAGGCAGTGGCTACTTTTTGTTGTATGTTAAATCCTCCATTGGTAATTATATTACGGTCTTGCAGACCATCACTGTTTAATACACTTATTACCCCGTTGTCGTCTATTTGAGAAACTCTTCTTGAAGTGGTATCAACATATATTGCAGATTTGTTTGTTGCTGGTGTTGAGGGTGCACTTCCTTTTGTTATTACTAATCGTGACATATTATTTATTTATTAAACTTATAAATTAACCTATTTCAAAAACCGCCCCATCCCCTATTTCTAAAAACTTTGTATCAGCTATTTCATAGTAATCAGATACATACGCCGAATACCCAGCGGTGATGGTTTCATCCACTGATGGAGCAAGTAAATTCAAAGCTATATCTGGAGCTGTTGCTGTGACCGTTGTGTAAGCACCTGTACCGTCAAGCCACTTAGAAGCAGTCTGGTCAGTTTTTAGAGTTACCCCATTAACGACTTGACCAGCGGGAAGCGTAACTACACCTGTGAAGGTTGGACTCGCTAAGTTAGCTTTGAGGTCAAGAGCTGTTTGAGTAGCTGTGCTGACGGGAAAACCAGCGGGGTCTCCTCCTATTTTAACATTGGCAACCCCGTCATCAATATACAATTCTTTAGAATCTGTTGAATACCGCAATTCTCCTGCTTCTGTAGCCCCTGCTGGAAGACTCGCATTTACCCCTCTTCTTATTTTTATTTTATTGTCTTGTGCCATAGATTGTTATTTATTTATTATTATTTTGTGAGCATCGACCATCATTTGATGGTACTGAGGGTTAGACCAGTTCCTCTTTTTAGCTTCACTCAGTTTCTTCCTGTGTTCTTCGGATAGTTTTATACCTCTGTAAGAAGTTGCATACCCTGTAACTCCTTTATTCCATGGAGTGGAATCTTTTTTAAAGTGAGTTTTCCCAGTATTTGTTTGTATTTTTTTACCTTTACTCCAAGAAACACGCCCTTTAAGTTTATCTGAGAGCAATTTTTTTGTCGCTTCAGACACAACCCGACCTCTCATTTTTTTCTTAGCTTCTTCTGTGTGGGGGTGAGATCCGTTAGCTTTTGAAATATTGGCAAAAGGTTTTAAGGTGTCCATATGATATTGCTCTTTCTCCATAAGTAAACTATTATCTAAAACCTCCTCTAAGATGTGAAATACAAAATCGTTTTCATTTTTATTCCACATTCTTTGAAGAATAAAATTCTTATGAACTTTTCGTTTTAATGTATCCTTATGTTGTCGGAATCTCCTCTGAATGTCCAAAGCACTCCCAACATAAGCACATTTTCCTTTATAAATTATTTGGTATATTCCTTTCATAATTAATATGTTCCACCGTCTATAGTTTTACTGTTGAGTGTAACACTAGCACTGTTTTTTGTAGCGTCACTCGTATTATCTACGTTACCTAAACCAACATCACCTTTGACTAATACTAGGTCTGTTTTAAGCGTAGCTACTGCGACATCTTCTGGTACGCCTGTTCCAGCTGTAGTCCGACCTTTATAGGTTTTAGTCGCCATGTTAGCAAGCTTAGCGTTGGTGATAGAACCATCAGCTACTGTTGCTGAAGGTGTATCCCAAGTAAAGTCATCTTTGAGAAATTCCCCTGTGGGTGTTTGTATTGGTACTGTTCTTGAAGTTGCCATATTTAAAAATTAGTTAGTAATTACTTACATGATGTTTGCGACGAATAAATATCCCCATCGAGAGTATAAATGTACGTGTAGCCCCCACCATCAATGTCTTTCATCTCAATACATGAACCTTTAGTGGCGGAGTTGGAGTCTACGGAAAGGGTAGTAGTAGAGGTGGAGAATAGTTGGAGTAGTGAGGATGGTGAAGTGGTAGCTATACCAATATTACCTGTAGAAATAGTAGAACCTACTCCGTCTATAGCTGTACCAAAGATAATATTTCCTATGTTTAGCTGATTGGAAGCGGTAGCACTTGGCATATCTATATTTGAGCCTAAACCTAGGTTGTGAGAGCCTGTGGTGACGTTGTCTGCTACTTGATACCCCAAGTAAGTTGAAGACGCTCCTGTTGTATTTAAAGCTCCAGCATAATAGCCCATAAAGGTGTTGAAGTCAGAGTTAGATTGAACATTCTCGCCAGCTCGGTAACCAACATAGACTCCACCCTGATTAAAATAAGCACCAGTACCCTGTCCAGCTTCATTACCGACCGCAACTGTGGTGGTAGCAGATATATTTCGTTGAAGGGCATTTGAACCAATAGCGGTGTTCTCACTTCCTGTTATGTTACTAAACAATGATGACACACCAATAGCAGTGTTTTCTGAAGTGTTTAAAGATGAATACATTGACGACTCACCAAGACAGAAGTTAGAAAAACCAAGTTCTAAACTATAGCAAGCCTCTGTTCCTAGGGCGACATTACCATCTCCACCATTTATAGAAAACAAAGAGCTTTCTCCAATAGCTGTGTTGTATGAGGAGTCACCAGCCACATTTCCATACATAGCGTTATAACCTAGGGCGACGTTTCTTCCACTGTTACCAAACAAGTTGTGACCAGCATCTGTACCGATTAAAGTGTTGTAATTTGACGCATTAGTCAAACCAGCTCTAGCACCTAAGAAAGTGTTACCCAAAGCATTAGCCTGCATACCTAATCCAGCTTGATAGCCAATACAAGTGTTGTCTTGACCTGTTAGTCCACCAATCAGACCACCCCAAGCGAAAGCACCTTTACAAGCCTGATAGCCAACACCAACTGAGTTTAGTGTGGTAGTGGCTAAGTTAAAAGCTTCGTAACCTATGGCTACACTGTTACTAGAAGTAGCGGTTGTAAACATTGCACTATCTCCAATAGCAACAGTTTTTTGGTGAGTTGCTCCAGCTGTTCTTCCTAGAGCTTGATAACCTAAACCGACATTACTGTTTGAGTCTGACATACCATAACCAGCAAATGTACCAGCTAAGAGGTTTTGAAAGCCTGTAGTGTTAGATTCTCCTGTCTGATATCCGATGAAGTTATTACTTATACCTGTCATTGTGTCGTTACCAGCGTTTCCTAAACAGATAGAGTAGGTAGTGATGTTATTTCCACACCAGCCGAGGGTGCGAGTTTCATTCATCATTAGACCTGTGGTACTAGCGATATTGACCATACCACCTGCCACGTTTAGAGCGGTATCAGCCGAGGATATGAGGTTAGTCGGACCAATAGCTACTCTTGTAATACCTAAAACTGGGTCGGGTTGATACGTGTCTCTACTGGCTTGATTAAACTCTACCCAACCACCGATACCAACAAGAGCCGATGGGTCTATCCAGTCGTAGTTTCCACCACCAGCGGAGTTAGTTAAGACTTGGTTGATGAGTCCATAGTCGCCTGAGGTGTCAAGATAGCCATTTGGTTTGATACCTGCGTCAAAGTCATATTCTGTCGCATTATTAAAAGATAAAACAGATGTAGTAGTGGCGAATATTATTTTTGCATTACTCCCAACGTCGTTAGAATAAAAAGATAGACAAGGATTAGTTGTTAGGCATAACCCATTTATATTGGTCTCTCCGATAATAGGCGAGCCATTTATCCATAAAAGATCCCCGAGTCCACCGGCGGCGACTGGTGATAAACGAGGAAGATAAAATATCCCTAGATTTAACAAATCTAAAATATCAGTGGTTAAAGATGCCCCATTACCTGTTACTGCAGTACTACCTACTACTTCTAAGTTAGCTTCCGTGGTAGTGGCAGTGTCTCCAATTAAGACTTTATCTCCCACGGTGGTAGTTCTGATTCCTACTCCATTAAATTGCTCCCATAAAGAAGTTGGTATATCTGAAAGATAAGCAATAACACCAGAAGCATCTTGAAAGGTAGCGGTTTGGTTACCAGTTAAAGAGTTAGGGTCTAGGGTTAAAGTTTGAGCGTTTCCAGTACCGACATTCGCAAACAAAACATTACCTTGAGTACCAGCACCAGCAGGAGCTCCAAAGCCCAAAATAACATTGCCAGCGTTACCGTTTCCGCCTTGGGCGTTACCGCCATAAATGCCAAAATCACCTCCATTACCATCGGTTAAGCCACCATCTCCAGCCTGGAGAGAAACTGCCCCACCGTTACCTGTGCCATCCCCTGTAGAGCCAAACCAAGTTACCGGAAAGCCATTACTATCGGTTGTTGTGGCGTCTTGAGTGTCTAGGTAAATAGAAGCAAAGCCTGGAGTAGAGTAATCTATCAACATACCTCCAAAGGCTCCGTTATTGTTAAATTGAATTTGAGAGTTAGAGCCACCAGGAGTGCTTGATCCACCACAAGTACCTAACTCAAAAGTAAAAGGGGTGTCGTCTAAAACTTTTATACAGTCACCCACATCGCCAACAGTTGCCGAGCCTATACCAGTACCTCCTTGAGTTGGTCTTAGCACACTTAGTTGAGCCGAAGCTTGAGAAGCAAAAATAATACTCCCTATAAAGATTAAAACCAAAATTGCTGATGTTGTATAAAAGAGTTTTTTCATGATTAAGGTATATATACTATTTCAATACTTGTTCCACTTTCAGGTGTAAAACTAACAAAGGTTACTTGGTTGCCATTTACAGTGTAGTGAGTACTGTCTGCTAAAAATTGACCGTTATAGTGAACCCAAATTGCTTTTCCTTGAGCTGACACTGCTTGAGATAGGGTTACTGTGGTTGCAATACCATCCATCGAAAAGGCTTGATGTATAGGTGAGTGGGAAATACCGCCGCCACCAGTTCCTACATAGACTACTTTCTTAAATTCACCTTTCACCCACTTCATCCAATCCTCCCAACCCTTGATATGCTCCACCCATATTTTTAAATCTTCGTCATCTGTTGGAAGGTCGTTTATCTTATCTACTATTTCTTTTCCAGTATCAGGTGAGCCATTTTTACCAGCTTCACCAGGGTCTCCTTTAGGGCCAGGGACTATAGAATCTTCTCCTTTTTCTCCACTCTCCCCACGATCACCTCTTTCTCCTTTCTCACCCTTTTCCCCTTTGATAGGTTTTATATTATCCAGTCTGTTTTTTATCTCATTTACTAGGTTTTCGTGTTTAGAGGATAGTTTGCTTGAGATAGATTCAAACTCGTCAAATAGGGACTGTTTTAGGGCTTCTGTGACCTCTGTAGAGGACGTTTCTATACTTTCTACACGCTCTCTAATCTCTACTAAAAAGGTATACAAAGCCAAGACACCGTCGTCTTCTATTTGGGCTACTTCTTGGAGTCTTTTTAGTTTTTCTTCTTTAGAGATTGACATTTTAGATGGATATGGTAAGGTTGTGGGATATGAATCTATTGGGAATTATAATTTTGATTTTAGTTATTGTTTTTGTTTTAGATACTATAGCTAAGGCTTACTAATTTTTAGGCTTCACAAAGCCTTTGCTTTTTAGATATTGCCCTAAGCTTTTAACTCCCTTGTCTCCTACAAACTCAATTTTGTTGCCTACTCGGTACAAAACTTGCCCCCCTACAGTTCTAACTGGTACGGTTGCCATATCCCAAGCCGAAGTCCAAAAACTACCAAAGCCTCCTTTTGAGCCCTGCTCTGTGATTGCTTTAATCCCTATTTTTTCTAACTCTTTCAGGTTCCCCCAGTCAATATAGGCTTTCTTTATATTTTGGTCTTTTAGAGAATCATAAGTCTTTTTTCTTATAGCATTGGCCATATCATTTTGGAGAGTCCTATACTCATTGGCTATAGATTTACCCCTAAACACTTTCTCAGGAGTAAACTCATCGAGCCCTTGTTTTACTTTTTGAGCTACTTCTAAGGTGTAATTATCTACGTCTTTATACTCATCTTTTATCGCATCGAAAGCATCTTCTAAAGCTTTTTTTCTGCCTGGTTCTACCGTACTATTTATTCTATCTATTATTGGATTAAATAATTCGTCTTTAGTTACGACATCCTTAGATACTTTCAAAGCTGGTGCTATGGTGTTGTTGTATAATTTTTGGTTAGCTCTACGTGATTGAACCCCAATTTGTGTCTGGGTACCAAACAAACCCTTCTCTAACCCGGTATCAGCTCTCGTTATCGGTGCTGAAACGATTTTTCCTGATTCGTCATATATAGGGCTTCCTGTTATTGCTGATTTTAAACGTTGGGTAAAAGGAGCTTTCGCTTTGTAAGTCAATATCTGCTCTGCCTCTTTGACGTTGGGAGTGATAGCCGACTTAAAAATAGCAGACCCTGTTTTTGAAGTTGTCACACCTGATTTAGAAAGAACTTTTCCTCCAGTCTCAAGAGTTTGCCCAGCAACAGTGGCCCCAGCCTTTAAAACACCTTTACCAGCTATTTGGGTTCCTTTCATCGCTGGTATTAAAGATGTTATATTTAAAACAGCTTCCAAGTCCCCAGCAACCTCAGGATTTTTTTCTTTAAAAGCTGAATAACTTTCTAGCCCTGCCTGGATAGCTTCCAACCCTTTTTTACCTGCTGTGGTGTTCAGTATTGCAGTCCCCACTGGTTTTATAACGTTTTCAGTTACTCCTGTTATTTCACCTACAGATTTTAATGCCTCACCACCAACATCACCAACCATCCCAGCTACTTGTCCTGACGATTGCAAAAATCCTGAGGCAAGTGATTGTTTTCCTGTATCTACTTTTTGTCTAGCTTCAATAACATTTTGATTTCTATCTTGAAATGAAGACTTCACCCCTGAAAGAAACCCGCCCCCCATACTTGGTGGGTTTACAGAAGCTACCGAAGCTGAAGTTGTAGAGGTTAAACCTTTCTGTTCGTTTAACCTTGCTTTTAATTTTTCAAACTCTTGGGATGATAGTGCCATAATATTTATATTAAACCTTGGGCTTGTAATTCTTTTTGTTGTTCTGGTGATAATTGTTGCAACATATCATATGTTTCAAAGAGGTTTACTTTCTCTGGTACATAATCAATTCCCTCTGATTGTAAATTACTCTTTGCTTGGGTAAGCATAAAATTAACTAGATTGTTCAACTTTGTCCGAGCTAGTGCGTCAGTATCATTTGTTGTTGGAGTAAATCTACCCACTTGCTCGGTTTGAGCAGTAGTTAGGGCGGCACCAGAAGCCCATTGTTGAACTTTTAGGTTCACCGCTTCTATATACCCTGTATTTTCAGCTCCCTCTTTACTTCTAAGGGCGTTACGAAATGGGATACCAATATTTGTCCAAGGTATCTTTGCGTCTAATACTGCATTAACTGGTGACACTCCTTTAAATATTCCATCCTGTCTAGCTGTCGCAATATCACCAGATGCATTTATAACCCCTAAAATATTCGCTAATTGAGTTCTCGTGCCTTGACCTATTTTATTGCTTCCTAATAAATATGTAAGGACTGCATTATTTTTAGTTGTAGCAGGTAAAGCTGTGTCCCCCATTATACTTGAAACATTTATCGACCCATTAGTACTCAACTCTTGATTTAGTTTAGACAACTGTGCCTGTTTCAAATTCCTATCTAAAGCCCCAACATATCTACCAATAAGACCCATAGCTTCCTCGGCAGTCTTGGCTTTCATTGCTTGTTGCACCAAAGAAGTAGGAGCACCATTTTGTTGAGCGTCGATAGCTAGGTTGTAGACATTCTTTAGATTGTTTTCTTCACTATTGAGTTTACGCTCACGATCAGCTTGCATTGTCTCAAATTGACGCTGTTCGGACTTAGTAAAGAGTTCCTTATTAAATTCATAGTTTAGTTGTAGGGCTTGGTTTTTCATTTGCTGGCGCTCTAAAGCCACTTTTACTGCTCTGTCAGCAATCTCTTTAGCACTATCATATCTGCCTTGAACACCCATTTGAATCACAGACAGGTCAGCTTGTCTTTTTAGACTCTCATCTTGGACTCTGCCTACTTCTTGTTCTACTGCCCCGCCGAATAAACCAGATTTATTTTCTCTGATACTTTCGATTCGTCTTCGAAGACCGTGTTGTTCACTTAGTATTTGCTGGTTTATATCGTTAAGCTCCTTTCTAATATCATCAGCCCCACCTTTTTGAGCATAAAGCTCAGTGGTTTGTTCGGTCTCACCTTTTGAGGAAGTTAGATTTTTAATATAGTCAGCCAAAGCTCCAGCTGTTGATTTTTGATATGTGTCAGTCTGAGCAGTTAAATCTCTTGTGAATTGGTCTTGAGTAGAAGTTGCGTCAGCCTCCAAAGAAGCTTGCATACCAGTTCCTGCCGTCGGTGTAGCTGGTGGAGTATATTTAGCTGGTGTTGCTTGACCTGTTAAATCTGTTGGGGTTATCGGAGTAATAGGTTGCACAGTTTTTGGAGTAGAAGTCGCCAAAGAAGAATCTACCTGAGCGATTTGTTTTGCGACATCTGCGTCAGATCCTGATCTTATTTCTACTCCTTTGTAAGTTCCTGCAGTTGCCATAGTTATTTTGAAGGTTGATTAGTTGTGTTGATAATTTGGATTTCTTCAATAGTAGTGTTATATCCTCTCAATTCTACCTTAATTTCCATCGCTTTGGAAATTTCACCTATTTGAAATTCATACACTCCGCTACTGTCTTGATTTTCATTGTTGATTTCTGATATTTGAGTCCAGTTGTCTACTATGAAATAAGATTTTAAAGTTGCTGAAGCCCCGATGACATCTTCATCTAAGACTAGAGAATAAATACCGCCTCCATAACTTATGGAAGTTATTTTTACCATTTGTCCAGCTCCTACCCCTGCAATAAATTCTATTTCTAAGTCTCCGCCATTATCTATAAAGGTTTTAGCTTCAGATAGGTCTGTAGAAGTGTAACCTTCATTAGGGCTAGTCCATATAAATTCATCACTAGAAGCTGAGTTAGGGGAGGAGGTGGGGAGACCTAAAACTTCTTTATTTTTTGTTTTGACTATAATTTTATCATTAACATCTAGTTGTTTATGTTTTATTATTACTTTTTGACTATTATTAGTAATATCATTCATATAGAGTTTAGGAAGTACAAAATATCCTCTGTTTTCTAAAAATGGGACATTAGAACATAGGTATATATTCGAGTTTAAATCAGTTCCTAAATATCTTCCTCCAAATATACAGTCTTGATAAGCTCTTGTTGTTTCATCATATAAAGCAACCGCACCTGTTTTTTGGGAATAACTTGTCCCATAATCTATCAAATCGTACAACCAGAAAGTTTGACTACTGTCAGCACTGATTATGTCTATTTTGACTCCAGTTTCTGCTAGTTCTTTATTTTCAGCTAGAGCAAAAGTGGTAGAAGACAGTTTAATAATATAATAAACAGTTCCAAATTTAAGACCTCCCACTACCCCGCTGGTCAAAGTTGCAACATTTCCTGTAGCTGGGATTGTTGATGAAGTCGTGAATATATTTGTTGTGGTATTTACGTTCGCTTGAGAAATAGTATGAGTATATGTTCTTGAGATAGAAGGAGACGCTCTATGGTATAAACCGATTTCTGGGTCATAGCACCAAATACCTGATGGATTGTTTTGTTGGAATGTTTCTGATTTTTTACCGACACCTCCTAAATCAAATCCGAAGTTCATTAAGATAATGTCTCCATCCACAATCATGTTATTACCATAGGAGAGATGATTAAGAGTATCCCCCCAACGGTTATCTTCTGAGTAAAAAGGAAAAGTGGCTAAAGTTTGGAAACCTCCACCATTCCAATATTGGAGTCTTCCTAAACTATCTACCAAAACAAAAGATGCTTTATATGGGATAACACAAGCGATAGTATAGGCTCCCGTTCCGACTCCAGACCCCGCTTCTGATGTTGCCCCATTCCATACGAAGAAAAAACATTCAGAGTTTTGACCAGCAGTGTCATCCCCTAAACGAGTTATTATTCCTAAAGAATAATTATTGTATACCAAACCAATAACCTCATAATCAGACGGGATTGTTAGAGTGGTAGTTAAAGCGTGAGAAGTATCATAAAGTTTTACAGTATTACCATCACTTACAGCCAGAGATTGCTTGTTTTTAAACACTGCCATATAGTGACGCTTACCACTTGTCAGACCTGTGATAGCATTAGATGTCCAAGTGCCACTACTATTATAATTTACAGCTGTACTTGTTGATTCGTAAAATCTATTTTGCCACCACACCCCATGAGAATCAAAGGATAGGTTAGGATTACTCGCTCCAGCGTCTTCGGATATTGATTTAGTGGTGTTTGAGATGTCTACATTAAAAGGTTCGTCTGTAGTAGCTAGCCTAAAAGACCCATTTGAATATCTGCCGAAAGCTACTGGAAAGTTAAAATCAGTATCTCCTATGTTGGAAGTGTTTTCAGTATCGTCAAATAAACTAACAGATCTTGGAGAGAGCTTAAGGTAACCCTCTTTATCAAGGTTTATATTTTTAGAATAAGAAATACTGCCTGTTTTATTATTCTTATTAGTCTGACTCCAATTTGGATTAGGTATCTTAATCATGAAAAATATGGCAAATAATAAACTGTCCCATTAAGAGTTACCTGCAAAAATCCATCAGGGTCGTTCATAACAGCATAACTTGCGACCCCGGCTTCGTTTACTGTTACATCTTCCGTGTTAACCCCCTTACTGCTAACTGATAGTGCTAGTAAGTCAGAAAGACGGACTCTAAAAGCTTGGTCAACATCATAGGGAATAGTCGTTGAAGACTTGAGATTTTGTATCTCCTGCTTTAACATTTCTATTTCTTTTTGTAGTTGTTCGTTAGACATTATGATTTATCAGTATTAACCCATGAAGGGGCTGAGCTTTTATCTACATTCGACCAATCTGGCACGGCGGTTGTTATAGTTGGTGCTTGGGTGGAAACTGTAGTTGTTAGAACTGTTAAAGTTGGGACTACTGCACTACCAGTCACGGTGGGGGCTTGCACACTGCAAGTAGAAGACAGGACTGTTGGATGTATGTCTACACTGGTTTCTGGTTGTATGGTTATTATCGCTCCTACTGAGCGGTTAGCAAAAGTTGTGAGAGTGCAAGTTGAGTTTCCTGTTGCCGTAACCTCTGGGCGGATTGCGTAAGCTCCAGACATTAAACCATCTCCATCTCCTGCCCCAAAATAAGTGTCCCCAGTACCATAACTATCATAAGATTCAGTCCACGACGGGTTAGATGTAGTTATAGCGTAACTAGCTACAGAGCCAGAAGCGGCATTATCGTTGGCTGATAAAAGAAATAGTAACAAATTATAAGCTGATAGCGGAGTTATAGTATTAGTAAAGGTCGGAGTAGAGTCTGCTGTGTCGTCTCCGTCTAAAGCAATATTTAAAGTTCCTCCCCAGTTAGATATTCGATAAATACTCCCCTGCATCATTAACCCAGCTCCTGAGCTATTTGTAAAATTGTAAGAAGCCCCCTCGGAAGATGCTGTTTTATAAAATACCCACAAATCAGCCGAACCTGATGCCCCAGCACTAGTGCTTCCTAAGGTAGTCCAGCCTACAGGTGCAGTTATAGTATTACCCCCTGAACTATTATCTGCCCCAGCAAGATGGGCAACCAATAAATCTCCGTCGGTTGTATTAGTTGGTTTTGTTATGGTGATTGATTCACCATTATCCCTGCCTATCCAAGTGCCAGTCGATACTGATTGGATAATAGGAGCTGTATTTATTCTCACTATTACACCTATAGAGTTTTGTTGAAAGTTCGTATATGTACAAGAAGAATCACCTGTGGCAGTCAATTCTGGTCGTGTAGCGTAAGCACCCGAAGCTAACCCTCTATGGCCTGCTATATCCCCGACAGAGTCATAAGCTTCAGTCCAAGAGGGGCTTGAGGTAGTAACCGCATAAGAAGCCACCGATCCTGTTGTTTGGGCGGCATCTGCAACTGTGGTAAGAAATAATAAAACACTATTTGCAAAAGGTGGGGTTATTGTGTTGGCAAATGTTGGGGTAGTATCATCTGTTGCGACTGCTGCTGAAGCGGCAATAAAAGTCCCCACTGCATTTACCCCTGTTATTCTATAAAGGTTTCCTTGCACAGTTGTCCCTTGAGAACCGTTTTTTACAAAGGAAAAGTCGGAAGCTGCCACATCACTAGAATCTGCTACTTTATAAAAGGTATCTAACCTGGCAGAGCTATTAGAGTTAGCATTTTGATTTGTACTTGTTAAAGCAGTCCATCCTGATGGTGTATCCCAACCGTCAGCATTATTAGACCCCCCCACAACATTAGACAAATGTGCCACCATTACATCCCCTGAAGTAAGACCAGTCGGTTTGGTGATAGTCAAAGAGTTACCCGAAGTAACTGTTTGCCAAGTACTTGATGATGTAGAGGCGACTGATGCCATTATTAGTTTAGATTAAGTATCCCTTCACTAGCAAACGTTATAGTAAAAGTACCAGCTGTTGAGGTGTAGTTTGAACCGAAGTCTATCAGACAAATAAGAGGGGATGTCGAAGAGACTCCTGTTGATTTGTATATCACTGCATAACGAGCTGTAATAGTCGCTGAAGTAAAAGATACATCTGTTGCATCAAATACTCCCTCATCATCAGTATTATCTTGAGAGGTGGTGACCGTTAGAGTTGCTCCACCTGCTGAATAAGTACCTGAAGCTCCGACTTCATTAGCTGATACATCATCCCAGAAATCATGGGCATCCGCATCTGGCGTATAAGATGAAGTTACTAAAGCTAGTTTTATAGTGTCTGTCTTTAGGTTAATAGGAGTTACCCCTGTGTCGCCTAGTTGTTGGTATTTAAACCGATTGTATACGAGTGAGGCCATTTTTATTTATTGCTTTCGTTAGTTGTTGTTAATCTTCGACGCTCGTCACGAGTTCTCTCACTAAACCTTTCCTTTATCTTTTCCTCAAATCTCATTAACTCAATTTGTAGACTATCTCTAATCGCTAGATTTTTCCTTCGAGCATAGTCATAGGCTGGTTTGAGAACAAAATAGCGGTGCAAATCTCCAGGTACACCAGGCTTTTTAGTCGTATCTGTGTAGGTGAAGTAGGAAGGCTCACGATTTATATACACTTTGAGACCATTGGTAGAGTTATAAGAAGGAATCACATCTAAGAATATGCCATTAGCTGTTTTATCATATCTTGTTGGGGTTCCTGTTGTATTTATCCCATCATAGAAGCTTTGCATACCTTCTTGGGATTGAGTATCTACTGGATCTACATCTTGATATATACCACTAGGGTCTTTTACAGCCACTTTGAAGATGTCTAAGATTAAATTTCCGCCTTCGTCTGTCGTGAAAGTGTAATCCCTTTGAGAAGCTACTAGGTTGGTATTGATTATTGGGTAGTCAGTATGATTTGAATCATCAAACTGCCAAGTCCCATTAGACTTAAAAGCTAAAGCGATAAAGTCATCGAAGGCTAAGTTCACACCAGCGGTAAATTCCTTTAGTTTTATTGCGTTAGATGAAATGTCACCAGGATTAAAAGACAGCTCTCTTTCGATTTCTTGAATCACTCCTTTATAGTTTGTAGTGTCTGAAAAGGATAGTGACATGATTAACGATAAGTTATGGTTGAAGTTGGGTAAGCCCCTAGAATCTCAATCAGAAGACCTTTTTGATAGATGACATCAAAAGTATAAGTTCCAGCAGCGGCAGAAGCTGGGATTGTGGCAATCGTGGTGGTCGGCCAACCTGTGTTAGTCACTGTTGATGTTGCGTCATAAATGTTAATTGTTCCAGCTCCAGCACCAGTTATTACTACTGAGCCCAAAGCACCAGGGCCAGTATTTAAGACTGAAAGATTAGGCATTGTAGCTCCAGCAAAGTTTTTGGTTGTGGAAGCATGATATTCATTCCCCATAGTTACACTACCAAAAGCGGTATCAGCTTTGAAGTTTGAAAACAAAGCGATTAGAACTACTGCAAAAATAGCTAACGCTCCGACTGAAAATACTATGTTTTGTGTAATTTTATTCATTTATTATTTGGTTAGCTTTTACGAGTTTGGGTCAAAGTTCCATCTCAACTCTCACCAAAACCCGCAATAAGCGGGTTGATAAACTAGTCTACGTGCAATACTTCTGTGGTCTCGCAAGTCAAATCAGTATCGATTTGGCGGTAGCAAGTTAGTTGAGCATACTCTGTACCATCTATCACGTCATCGTTGGTGGTGTACCCGATAAGGTCCATACCAGTTCCTGCGGCGATTGTCAGTGTTGTTGCGGCGGTTGTGGTCGCATTGTGAATCCACCAAGTTCTACTTTCACCAGGACGAGTGATTATATTATCAATCGTTGAGGTAGCCGGAAGTGTCAAAGTGGTGTTGCCTGTGTTAGCAACATATTCAAACACTGAATAGCGTTGCAACTCAGAAGCGGTCAGTGTGCCTGCGGTAGCAGTAGTTGAGGAAGCAAGTACTTCACCTCCTTGACTAAACGGACCATAGACCCGCAAGTAAGTTAGAACTTCAGGGCTTGAGACGGCTCCAAGACTTTGGATAGCTTGTTCACCTGGTTTAGTCATCAAGAATCCACCTGCAACAATCAGCCCTCCCACTAACACGGCAATAATTGTATCTTTTATATTCATTTCAAAATGAATTAGCTAATAATTTACTTAAAAGAACCAGGGATTTTATCGAACTCGCCTCGGTCTTTTTTCAACTGATATTTAACTGGGCTTTCCGCTTTATATTTAGCAAGGAAACTTTCCCATCGAGCCTCCCTTTCTCCTTTTTGAGCTGGGGCTACTTCTACTTCGGCTGTTGCTTTTTCTTTAGCCATAACATGGATAGGTTAATTTTGGGGCTTGTGCGAAGGGATGAGGACATTGGTGGTCACCCCCTCACAACAGCCCCAAAAGGGCTGATAAAACTATGCTAGAGTGATGTCAACGACCAAGCCTGCCTTTTGGGTCCAAAGCTTGAAGCCAACCAAACCTGCAACTGAAACTTCTTTACCTGTCTTGCCTGATACGCCTTTCTCATCGTATTGGATACCACGAGGTGAGCAGTAAGTAGCGACATTTTTTACTCCGAATACTCGGTGACCACTGTTAGTAACAGAAGTTGAACCGATAGTTGCAGTAGCAAATGTTCCTGTGCGGACTACATAGATGTCTACACCCATGTAATTGCCCATAAAACCATTTTTCAAGGCTGCGTCTGCATAACTGAAACCACTAGCGATTTGTGCTTGGACAAAGCCAACGACATCAGTGTTTTCAATTACAAGGAACATACCTTTATAAGAGTCTGCATAACCAGCTACGGCAGCAATCAAGTTTGACATGATTACTCCAATATTTGCAGCGGTTGTAAAACCACCTGCTGGGGTTGTGTAAGCACCTGTACCGTCTTCACAAAGGTTGTTTAGGACGAAGTAGTCAATACCATAAGCAACTGCGTAAGCCATTTCGTCGAAACGATTAGCCATCAAGTCGTAGTTGTTCATGATTCGCTCAAAATCAAAGATATGCTCACCGTAGATAACTTCGTCAGTTACGGTTAGAGTATCATCAGTGATTGTCCAAGCAGATACTGAGTAAGTACCGGCTGTGGCTTGGATAGCGGCGGTTGGTTGAGTACTGTATGGGTTATAAATATATTTGTCGTCTGAGTTATCGACGTTACAAATCTTTTCACAAACCAATGCTTTTCGTAAAACCTGTTGAAGGTTCGAAGAAAAATACTTCGATCTCCAACTAGAACCTATAGTTCCTGTTCCGATTGTGTTCATTTTTTAAAGGGTTAATTAGTAACCCAATATCCATAACTGAACACCACCTTTTGTCCTGTTTAGTTACCCAATTTCTTAGCCATTCGAGCTTCAGCTAGTTTAGATATGTCATTTGCGTCATCTGGTAACTGATTATTTCTGGCTCTCTCTATCAAAGCGTCGGAAGTTATTTTAGGTGAAGTTCTAGCACTTTTAGTTTGGGTAGCTTCAGCGGTCTGCCTTTGCTCCATTCTATCGGCTAAAATTGTTCTAAGGGTAGGGGATTTTAATGCTTCCATTACAGAAACTTTCCTGTAGTTAGCAAAATCCACCACTTCATCAAAGTCATCTGCTGATATTTTAGCTTCCATTAAAGCTAGAGTATCTTTGGTAGATAAATCATTTGACTCCTTGGTAACTTCTTTTTTATCTTCTTTGTCAATTCCTTTCTCATTGGCTTTCTTTTTCCAGTGTTCCTTTTGAGCCTTTAGAGTAGCAATATCTTTTTTAAGAGCTTCTACATCTTCTTTCTCCTCGGTGTCATCTGATAAGTCTAAGTCAATTTCTTCTGTTTCATCGTTTTGTGAGTCGATTATCTCATTTTCATTTTCATTCATCTTTTGTGATGTTAGTCTTTTGTGTGGGTTTAGTCCCGATTTATAATATTATAGCACAAATACAATTAAAAACCTACAACTATTTCATTGAGTTTCTTTTCTCACGAGCAACACGTTCTTCAGGAGTTTCTGTCTTGATACCAGCTAGTGCATCTAGTTGCATCAGTTGTGTCTCTACATGCAACATCAACTCATTACGAGCCAAGATACGCACATAAGCCGCCTCTGGTGTCATATCCCGTACATCTAGGGTCATCCATAAGTCTACATTCTGTCCTAGTGGAGCATCTGGGTTGTACTCTGGTAAAAAAACCTTTCTAAGCAACCTCAGCAAAACTTCGTTACCACCAAAAGTATCTTTAATGAGCTTTAGTTCAGGCTCAGTAAATCTCATTTGTTTGTTTCCTTTGTCCATTTGTTATTTTATTAAACTAATAATTAAGATTGGGGGGCTAGCGGCGGAGCGGGCGGTGGTGGAGCGACAGGAGAAAGTTCAATCGGAGATACTTGTCCACTGAAACTAAGTATCTTGTTAAACACCATTTTAGCATTTGGGTCTTGTAATGCAAGTGGATTGGTAGCGATTGTCTGCAAAACAGATGACAGTGTACCCAAAACAGCTTGTTTATCTTGTTGTTCGTTGGTGACTTGAACATCAAGTTTCCATTCTAAATCTTTTACTACTTCTTTCCAAGTTATGTCGCCTGGAGAAAAGAAAGTTTGATTACCCATTTGAGCTAGACTTTCCTTCACACCTTGTTCGGCTTGGGGTTGGTTAAACTCAGTCGGCATTTCACCTTTCAACAAAGCTTCTTTAAATTCTTTGTTGTAGTTTTTAATCGCCATCCTAGGAACATACATGCCCTCTAGCTTTTTAATATCGTGGTCTTCTAAAATAGCAGTCACTTCATCTTTAGTGTCTATTTTGGTAAGTAGGTGGGGGATGACAAAAGTTCTAAGCATATCCTCTATAGCTAGACCTTTGTTTTCAGTCATCACCTCGAACAAAGACAATGCTTGAGCACCTGTATAAGCTCCTAATGAGTAAGGAGTACCAGACGGTAGTGTATTGCCCCGTACAGCGTCAGGAGTTGATGTTATTTCTTGGGATAGTATTTTCCACTGGTTAGCGAAGGCTTGGAGGTTAGTTATGTCATGTCCAGTGTTAGGCATCATGGTTAAAGGCTTATTATCGCCATGTATCATAATGTCTCCAGTTTCAATATTTGTTAGAACGTTTTTACCCACATAATTAGTATCAGATGTTTGGAAAACAAGCTTAGAAGCCAAGTCCATCTGATCCTTCCACTGCTTCATCGTGTGATTAGTCATCCATTGTGCGTCAAATAGATATTCAACTGCCCCAATAGATAGGGTTCTGCCTTCCTCTTCGATTAAGTGAGTCAGCATGTAAGGGTCTTTCTTTTCTTTCCCGCAGAACAGAGTGAAGTCTATGTTTTTACCATCTTTACCTGTACACCAAGATACAACGTGCATTTGTTGGAAAAATACTTCATTGTCTTTTTCTACTATATCATCCTGTCCTTTGCCTGTTTTGTATACCGCTTGAGATAGTTCGCCATGTACTTCGTAAAGCTCAATAAAATCACTTTGATTGTCCATCTGTTCACCTTGCAAGTTCTCCCTCGATTGCTGACTATCCAACAAAGAATTGACTATTTCAAAATCATAGCCAGCGTAGTCTTTATGACCTTTAGTCGCCATGTTCTTTAACTGAGCTGGTGTCTTATAGAATTTCTCTATTCGAGGTAGAGCTTCAAAGTCTATAGGGTCTACAATTAGTCTGTTCCAAGGGATTACTGTTGGGATAAGTTCACCATTCTTTTCTACAAACTTTACTACTGCTGAACCATATTGAGCCAACACTCTACCCCATTGGTTTAGAAAGACACCGAAGTTTGTTTTTTTCATCCAGTCCTGCAAAAGAATAGTCGCCAAGAATGCACCAGCCACATTGCCTGCTTTGTCTGGTAAAACAACAATATCTTTTCTGTCTATGTCAGTGGCACGATACCAAATATTCACCGCCGCCGAAACAATGTTAAAGAAAGGTTTATCACGCCCTAAAGAATCAGTATCACCTGATATATGTTTAGAGTTTACATAAGCAAATACAGTTTCTATAGTGTCGTGTAGAGACCATGATACATGCTCGCCGATTTTAGTGTTGCCCTCTAGTAAGTTTTGTTCTGCTTGCCTTACTATCCCATGAATTGAATCTTGTTCCATTTAAAAAAGTTAGTTTATAAGAGAAATAAGAGATATTTTTATAAATTATAGCACAGATTTACTTTAATTGCACAAGTTTTTCCTCTGTCCAGTCAGCTGGTAGATTAAATTTTCGTATCAAAGGGATTAAATCTTTATTTAAATACTTCTTTTTAAGCAAATCTATAGCTTCTTTACCAGGATTTTCACCTCTGTCATAGGGAAAGTCTGTATCTGTGTGTCTAAAGACATGTCCATAGTAAGTTTCTTTTGTTGATAGACATCTCCCGCCATTTAAAAAGGCTTTTATCCCTAGCTCTGTAGCTTGTCCGCCCCAAGATGGCATAGAATCATCGCCTAGATTCCACTTCCAATAAGTCTCACGATCTACCATCCAACACGAACCTTGCAAACACATAGTCTCCTCCTCTCCGTTTTCCTCATCATACTGCATTACTAGGTTACTATCAAAACAATATCTAGTTGTCATTTTCTTGCCGTTTATTGTCCAACTGATAGGGTCTAAAACTCCCATTTGTGGGGCTAGGATAGTCTCGTCGTCCATCAATTTTAACATCTCTATATCAAACCCACCAGACATCGAACAATGAGCGTCTAATTTCATTATAAATCTAGCGTCTGTGAGCCTCGCTAGGGCGTTTGTAGCTCCCCTTTGCCCCAAACTACTACTTATCACCCTAACTCGTGAATTTGGGGTAATTTCAGGCGGATTAGACCAGTTATCAAGGGCTACTAAAACATCAGTATCACCTTTAGAGTTTTTAAGAACATCATCTATGGTTTTTTGTAGATGAGGCTCATTGCAAGCAGGGATTAAAACAGAGAGGCTAGGCATTTATTGGTCTTCGTCCTATTTGCACACCTCCTGGTAGTGGTGGTTCGACAATATTAACTTGAGGTGTAACTGGTAGGGCTATTGGAGTTGTTGTTGTTTCGTCATCACCGATCAAGACTTCCAATATACCTCGGACATAATCTATTCTAGGTGTATCTTTGTTGAGTTCGTCTAAAGCTTTTTGTAGAGTTTTTTTATTCATATATTTAACGTGAGCTATTAAGATTTTGCCTATTAGCGTTGATTTCAAACTGGTCTCTTATTTTCATAGCTATCGCTGTGCGTTCCTCGCTGGTCTGTGGGTCTATCTTTTCTTTCAATTCAAAGTACATACGCATAATTAAAGTGTCTGTTATATCGGGACTTCTTCCTGTTACTTCTTTTATGTCCTCTTTGGCTGTAGCCATCTTTTTACCATCACCAGCGGAGGTATCTTGATAGTGGGAAAGTTCCTCTATAATTGCTTCCTTTATTCTAGCATCTTCAGTTTTAACTGCCAATTTATGATTGTTTATCAAATCAGCTAAAGTAAAGACACATTGCGAACGGAGATTGCGATACTCACTGTATCTTGGTGCATCTTTTGTGTAGTGAACATTAGGAAGTCTCACCATATCCCTGTCTATCTTAAAAGCCTGAAAAGATGACTTATATCCTACTATCCCGTCTAGTAAGGAAGAAGAAGCTACCCCAGCCCCAACACCAATAGCATCTACTGCGATTTGTGAATAAGGTATACGTTCGTCAGAAGCATACTCCCTTATTTGGGTGATTATCCCCTCAGTATTTAACCTTTCAAACTTTTCAAACCTGTAAGCTTCTAAGCCTTGCCAGAAACTAAAGATAGTTTTATCCGACCCATCATCAGCAATGTCCACAATCAAATACTTTTCGTTAGACTTAGTGATAGTGTTTGAAAACATATCTATCAAAGCGGTGTATTTAAACAAAGCACCAGCGTCTTCTACATATTCTGCGAGGATTTCTTGTTTGTATGAAGTCACATCAAGGTCATTTTTAGCCTTAATAAGTTCTAGTGGGTCAATATGGGGGTTATCCGCTGTAGTAAAGTGAAAGGAAGCAAAGTCCTCACCTTTATCCTCAAACTCTTTTTCTAGTCGTCTAAGGTTGGGGTTTTCTTTCTTGGGTGTGCCAATAAAGTCAGCAGTCCCTCTAGTATCTATGAGAGCTGGACGGAAGATTTCTTGCCAGCCTATAAAAAAGTCCTTCATAGTGTCTAGCTCGTCAAAGGTTATATGGTGGGCTTTCATACCTCGGAAGTTTTCTCTATTTTCCCAACCTGCAATGAATATAGTCGAGAACCCACCATCAGTAGTAGGGACTTTCATTTCAAGCCGAGACTCGTTAGCTAGACCAGCTTTACCTATCCTAGACTTTAAGGCTTCCCAGATAATAGACCTAGCTTGCTTTTGGGTTGGTGCAAGATAAAAGATATTTTGGTCTTTTGTGTTGACCGCCTTAAATAACATCACCTCTATTTCTACAGAACTTTTGCCCGATCTCCTGCCCGACCTAATTACTTTAAAACGAGCGGGGGACTTTACTGTATCTCTTTGTTTTTCATGTAATATCATCTTGGTTTTTCACCTCTGTATTTATAGAACTTGGGTTGCTTATAAAAATTAACTGAACCATGAGTTGGGGGTACATATCTAGTGAAAGTTGCAGTAACAGGCAAATAAGTTAAAACAAAACTACCCACAGTGGTTGCTAAAGTGTATATTCTCCCTAAATTCACAGACACTCCAGTTAGTGTGAAAGCACCGACCACTGTCGCCATTTTAAGGGCTTTTGTAAGGATATTAGATACCCCTGTCAAAGTAAACGCACCCACTGCCACACTAATACTGTAAGCTACAGCTGGAATATACGCCACCACCACGCCACACTCATATAAAGATACAGTAGTCAAAGAAGTGTCAGTTTGTATACCTATGTCAGTCCCCGTACCTGCTGGATAAGTAGTTGAACCTGCAAAGACTTTGTAATTAGTAATTGTAGTGGTGATCGCTTGAGCAGTACTAGCCCCATTTAAAATAATGTTTATCGTTTCAGCCACTAGAGACTTGGTAGACACCCACCCCATATAATCTATTATTTGCCCTGTATTGACAGTTAAATCCCCAGTAGAAGAACCCTCAATATTATATTCCTCAGTCACCGCACTACCAGCCCCAACCATAGACCAGCCATTAGTGGTACTTAAAGCCCGTTCGTTGACTTGAGGTGAGTGGCCTGAACCATAACCAGAACCACCAGCACCAATTTGTGTAGTGAACCCAGTAGTCGTTCCGTTAGCATTAGGGCGTTTAGCTGTCACCCATATGTTGCCAGTATCAGTTAGAGATGATGAGTCGTCTACATAAATATCAGAAAATCTAAAATCAGCAGTAGCGTCAGCACCAATAGTACCAAAACTATTTCTGACTGCCCCAATATTTGTCAAAGTTGCGTTTGTCACAGACATATCAGATACCCCATTAACAAACACCTCAAACCTATTAACAGACGTTGAGCTTATTGTGTAGGCTATTGAAATTCTATACCAAACCCCTGTTGATAGAGTAGAGCCTACCGCTAACTGCACACTACTTGTCCTAGCTAATCTTAAAACTCCTGCTGAAGTAACACCTAATTGATGACAAGTAACAGGAGCCGCTGTACTAAAAGAAGCAAAGTTACAGGTCGCTGTTGGAAGGGCGTTCATGTAAAAGTAAAAACTAACCCTAGTACCAGCGTCTGCTACTGTTCCGTCTGGTGTTCTAACACTGTTGTTGGTGTTTATTGCATTGGCAATAGACTTTATATGCCCCCCATGAACAAAGTCAGTATTGATTGTTGGTGACCCTGTGATATTAGCCCAAAAACCATTAGTGGTAGCTAAGGTGTAAGTGGTATCTCCCCCTGGTTCGAGAAATTTAACTGCCAAATTGTTGTTTGATTAAATTACTAAGCTATTGTAATCGCCCCTGCACTAGCGTCAAAGTCGATTGTAAAAGTATCGCCACTAGCTAGAGTAACTGGTGAACCATAATCATAGTAGCCAATCAACTCATCATTGGTAGCGGTGTCATCGTAAATATAAATATATTGAAATGGTCCGACTGCCCCTGTAGCTGTAAGTATTAAGTCAGCTAGTACTAGTTTATAAGTTCCTGTAGTTTGTGCTGAAGAAGATATAGTCAAAGTCCGAGCCGAGCAGTTTGAATAGGAGATTTCTGTTAAATCAGATAGTTGTGACCAAGTAGTAGTGTGAGCGGTGTTTGTCAAAGCGACCTTTAAAGTATCAGAACCTAGATTAAAGGTTTTCTCTGCTAGTTTCTCTGTGAAAGAATATATTTTTGTAAATGATGCGATAAATATTACTTTGATACTGACACTAACTCCTGAAATATTGGGGCTAGCCGTTTCTCTTCCGCTCTCTTCCTAGGATGATGAGCGTGGCATAAGGTAATGCCATTATTAATTTGATAATGTAAATCTAGATAATCTTTCCAACCCAATAGCAATCACTCACGTCGTTTTCCTTTACCTTTATAGTTGTCGGTTAAACAATGGCAATCTTCGCATAGAGTTATTCCATTGGTAATATCCCAAAGCTCACTACACTTACGGGCATCTAAAATATCTTTTATATTATACTCTTTTAATATCTTTGCAAACCCCTTTTTGTGGTGAACTGTTAGATATACCCCATTAATCCTGCAAGTTCGGCAAGTCCAATTATCTCTAACAAAACAATCAGAACGCCACTGTTTATAATCTAAAGAATCCCTAATTATTTTATTCTGTGGGGTTATCCCACCTTTCCAATTAGAACTTTTAATACCAGTTTTACCTTTATGAGACTTACTCAAATTTGCTTTATGTTCATCACTCATTTTTTTACCAAGCCAATACCCTTTACTTCCTTTTTTAGAATTAGAAATTTTTAATTTAGCACTTTCTGTGTGAGGTTTATTGTGTCCCATTGAATGAACGGTCAAAAGTAATAATAACTTCTCCCCTTACTTCACTGTCTACTGGTTGAATAGCTTTGCCCATATGTTGCTCTAAGCAGAATCTAAGCATATTAGAGTCACCAGCAGTAGCCATCTCAATAGCTTTAGTTACTAGTTTCTTTACTTCTTCTTCAGTTATGTAATCAGAAAAACGAGGTTTCGATATAGAACCTTTTGGTCTGCCTGCTCCTGGTTGTTTACCTCCTTTAGCCATAGATTACTTAAGATTTTAAATCATTGACAATTAGTACATTCCCTTTTTTAGTTTCTTGGGTTTCTTTTTCTCTTTACCTTGTTTGTTTGCTCCTTTCATATGGTTATTTATTATATTTTCTGATTAAAGTTGATGCTTGATAATGTGAGATACTGAGGTTATAGATGGGGCTTGATAGGTGTTCTGCAAATTCATTTAAGGCTTCTTTGTAGGCTTTGGGGATTTCCTTTTTAATCCATTGGAGCTGTGTGTGGTAGGCTTCGAGTTCTTGATCGAGACGGAAGTTTTTATCGTAAAGATATTTCGTCCACCAGACTTGCGGGAATTGTCCTTGTTGTTTGGAGTGTACTTCTTCGTGGACTATTATATCTTTCGGTATTTCTTGCCCACTAGGATTAAATATAGTGTCTCCCCAACAAAAAATAGTTGTTCCTCTTGGCTTTAAACCTGAAGCTATTATCTCTTGATAGTTTGGTGGGTACTCTGTGGCTATTTTCATCTTCCTTTATTATACTATATTCCCCTTTGTAAAGCTAGAAACGTATTAAATTATCCCCTAAAATAACTGAAACCTCTTCTATTTCAATTCCTTTATCTTTATATCCATCGTCGTACATAAACTCAATACCATCGTGACTTCCTATACATTTTTTGTCCCTAGAACATACTATTTTCTTCTTTACACTAAATTCCCCTTTGTTTAGATAGGGAAAATATCTAAGTGCTTCTTCTTTGTTGTTGTAGCCCCAGAAGGTTTTTTCTGCCATCTTATTATTTTAAGTAAGGATAATAACATTTTTAAAATCACTAACATAACTTTGTAGTATAATTGATGGTTCAGTGGTCATATTATTCTTTAGTTAGTATTGCTTATACCACGATGATAATTATTACATACTCTTAAATCCCACTCTAACTGTGCATAAGAAACCTTATTAAAGCCAAGCGGGTCAGTTTCTAAGTATGAGTCAAAACCCTCCACTAGATAATTTGCAAAAACAATAAAGATAGGGATTGATAGTAAGACAATCGCAACACCCAATATCGCCCCTATAATTTTAAATGTATTTTTCATATTTTTATTCTTTAGTTAAATCTTCCCCACCCTGTGACTCTAGGGTTGCTTATAATAATCATTCGAATATTGATTTTGACGAGCCTTTTCAATATAACTCTCAACAGTGTGTTCATTTATTATTCTCTCGTCTGTATCAATAGGGCATTTTATTACTAAATCAAATCCATAGAATGTGCCTTGTTTTACTTCTTTCTCATCTTTAGCTGTCATATACCCCTCTCTAAAACTACTCCCTTTCATCTTCTTCCCAGCTTCAAAGCCCTCTTTAAAACCCTTTTCATACCCTATAGCTAGAGTGCTTTCTACTAGGTCTTCCATAGCTTCGGTGGCGGATTTTTCTTTTTTCATATCTATTTTACCTCTGTTAGTTTGACTTTGGTGACCTTTAGTTTTTTACCACACATATCACATTTTTCTTTAGGTGGAAATTTTACAAAGAAAACAGCGGGTTCACACCCACACTGATATAAATAAGATGGAGGGAGTTTTTTAGTCATAGTTTAGTTGGTTAAAAGTCGTCCGCTAAGACTTTTAATAACAACTTCACTTCTTCGCAAGTTATGTCATAAGTCCCGCTTTCTAGGTAGATTTTGTTGTTACTTTCCATAACACCCACCCCCGAATCTTTGCCTAAGAATAAATTGCAACTGCCCTTAATAAAATTCCACCCAGCATATTCTCCAATCATTAAATTGTTTTCCATCGGCGAGTACGAATCACTAGTACCTATTACCATATAATCTGGTGAGATGACACCATGTTGGACTATTTCATATTCTTGAGGGTCTGTGTCATTGAAGAAATAACTAACAACGTCCAACACTAGAATCAAAACCGCAAAAGTGATTGCTAAACACAGAAGGATTTCTATTATTTTTTTCATATACTTTAATTATCCCCCATTAGTTTGATACCTTTTAATAAAGCTTCTATCGCATCTCCCCTCGTGCGTAGTTTCTTCGACTTTTGGTATTTATCTAGCTTGGCACGCACCTCTTTGGTGACGTAGATTGTTGTGTATTCTGACATAGCTATATTATATATTTTCTATACATTAAAGTAAAGTGGATAAGTATTGCCAGATAGTCTCATACCAGCCGACATTTACCTTATTTATCTTATCCTTTTTCCGTTGTAGCCCCTCAAACCATTCCAAACCTTTTATTTGGACAATACGGGAAGCATAGTAACTTTCATTTTGATGTAGGGCGAAGTGGCAAGAGTGACAGAGGTTTATCAGGTTTTCCAAGTCATAGCGGAGGATTGAGGATTTACTTTTATGAACGTGATGGTGGGCGACTTGAGTCGGGCGGTTACATAGCAGACACCTAGGAAAAAGTTTGATGATGATAGGGGAGAGTAGAGCATCACACTTCTTTTGCCATTGTGAGGGGGTGAGACTCTTTACTTTCTTTGGAGTGGTCTTGGTCATAAAAAACCCTTACTTTTTAAGATAGTAAGTTCCCGACTTTACCTTTCGATATTCTGCATTCATTTTAAATTAGATGGTTAGTTAAGCTGTGCGGTCACCTTTTACATTACCCTCCTTGATAGTGATACACGGACAATGTTTTATTTCATACCCACACTTCCCTTGAATAAATCCGATACTAATCAGACGGCTCGGTGACAAGTCGGACAGTCATTTTCCGAGCTTTCGCATCAGTACCTCATTTACCCTTATTTGTTTCCCAAAGTTTACTAGACTTGGTTAGTTTGGAGAGCTAGTTTTACTTGCAAGCCCACATAAGCAAGGTTTCATCTTAATTGTAAAAGAAAAACCCCTAGTTCGAAACAGAGATGACTGGGGCTTTATCATCCCCGCTCCGTGCCGAACTAGAAGCTCTTGCATAGCAGTACGATAAAGTATTTGTCATACCTACATTATAACAAATTACAAAACAAACAACAAACTTTAGTTATCCACAAGCACTAGAAAAAGCCAAAATCATTCTTAAGCCTACGATAATCCCTTTTTAAATTGCTCGGGCAATAGTCCGAATTTCTCCTTTTATTTGTTTTGCAGTTTGAAAACCCCTTTAACAGTTTCATTTCGTTTACATACCTCTCCTCAGTCATATTTTTATTGTCAAAATTCTCTACAAACCACTGATACTTGCGATTATTAGTGCTGTCTTTAAGTATATCCCAATCAAATGTTTTCATTTTAAAATCCTTTAACTTCACTATCCTCCGACATAGGGTAGTTATCCATTATCTCTTTGTGGTTATCTCTAGCTAGTTGTTCTCTTTCGGCGGAGCGGTCGGGGAAGGGGATATGTAGCTGGAATTTCTGCCCTAGTAAGCGATTAAGATGGTCGTATACTCTGGAGACTTCGTGCTTAGTTAGTTGGGTGGTACTGTCCTTATGGAGTAGAGCTTTTTGAATAGGCTTCCATAAATATCTCTTACAGTTTAGCATATCCCACTCTATAGGTACAGTTATAACTTGCTTCATATCGAGGCCTGCTTGGTTGAGTTCGTCAGCTAGTTGGGTAAGGTATAAATGGATTGAATTGTTTTGAGTTATAGTCCGTTGTTTGCCCCCGTTCTCCTCACTTTCCAAGCGTTCAATTAGGAAAAGTAAGCGGTCTTGTAGACCCCAAGGTTGGTCTGTGATTAAAGCTCTTAGTTGTTCTGTAATTTCAGACATCAGCAGTATCTGTTAGCGTACTTAATAATTAGTTGTTTGGTTTTTGGATTGGATAAGTCAAATCTGCCAGCCTTCAAAGTATTACATTTGCGACACATCGCTTGAAAGTTATCCCAATCAAAACTTTCTTCAGGTGTCATTCCAAGTTGTTGCATTAGAAAAGATATAGGGATTATGTGGTCAAGAGTTAAATTGTATCTACCACCACACCTAGAACAAACACTCTTTTCAAGGTAGTCCTTTATTTCTTTATCCTTTTTCTTTTCGTATTTCATTTTTGTAGTTTTTAAGCCACCTTTTTAAAGCCAACATATCTTCATACTTTTCCCCGCCGATAAATAAATTCCATCCGCAGTTACATTTCAAACGACACTTGCCTTCCTTTATTAAGTTAAATATTCCTAGTTTTCTCATATTATTGTTGTATTGCTACCATTATGCCATCTCTCATAGCTAGTTGATAAGTGGGGGCGACTGGTTCGTTTCCTATCCAGTAATAACCAGCGATATAGTCAGTGTTTCTTTTCGACCTTTTATGAGTAGCTTCTATTTTACTGTCGGGCTGTGCCATAATTTCTCTCATCCTCCGTTCTGCCGAGCTGATTTTGAAACCCTCTTCGACTACAAAAGTACAGAAAGACCCATAGTCTACTGTCCCTTTTTCTTTCACAAGATTATACAGCTTAACTTTGAGACTTTTTCTCATATTCCTTTATCATTTCTATCGCCCCTTTTAATAAATAGTTTATAGCCCCAAACAGTGACTTATAGCCTTTTTGTCTTTGTACTTCTACTTGAGATATATTGCCGTCTATGTACTGGCGGATTAGTGGGTCTTTTTTCATTAGATTTCTATGTTATCAGGATTGATTTCGACTTCTAAATCAATATCTTCTTCAAGGTGGTAGCCTTTGCGGTCTTTGTAGGGCTTTGATAATTGGCAAGATATATATTTACTTCCATTTTTCCCTTCACGTGTCCACGCCCCGCCAATCTCTATAAATTCCTCACCGACTTTCGCCCGAAGTTTATAATCAGGCTCTTTGTCGTTTTTCTTGTCGTTTTTAAAGATTAAAAATTGTTTCATTTTAAAATGGTTGTTCACCTTGTTTTATTAGTTGGTGAGCTTTTTGGTTAGCTAGGTCTTGTAATTCTTGGGTAAGTTCTCGCCCTTGTTTGGTGTAGCGGTTTATTACTGGTGTAGTCCTCAGTTTTTCCTCTATAAAGTAAACTTGGTTTAGGTTTTCCGCCAGTTCAAGGGCTTTTATAACTTTTTGCTTATAGTCCAAGAGCATCAATTTCCTTTTTGCCACTGGTTGCGACCTTTGTTTGGATTACTTGCTCACCACTAGCGTCAGTGTCTTTGTCAGTTACCAGACCAAGCATAGCAGATAGAGCGTATCGTCGGAGATAGGTGATTGCTGAACCTAGGACTTGAAAATCGTTCATACCTTTTAGGGCAACTCCTTGCGGTATAGCAGTGGTGCTGGTGATATTTTCTCCACTTTCGATATGAAAAACAGTGGTCACTAAATCTGTTCCGTTGATAAGTTGAGTAAATCCTATCCCGTGTTTTTCCATTAAAGGGTTGATGACTTTAAAGATAGCTGGTAGGTCGGTGTAGTTGTAGCCATAACCTTGGGTATCTTTTAGTAGGACTGGCACTTCTTGCTGAAAATTTGCGATTGCTTTGTAGATGTTTTTCATATTTTAAGTCTGTTAATTTCTTGTAATAATCTCTCTCTGGCGTTACCGTCTGGAAAAGGGTTTTTTATCGCCCCCTTGAGCCAATTTAGTCTGGCTTCGTTTATCCAAAAAAGTAAATCGTACTTTGTTGGTGGGGCTTTCTGCCCACTCTCATACCAGTTGTCTAAAGTTTTTTGACTTATCATAGTTCTTTGATTAGTTCTAATATCTCATCACACTTTTCACTTATATCTTGAGCAATATTAGCTCGGTCTTCTAGTCGACCACTTTCATCTCCGTTCCAAGCTCCTCTTATTTCATCACAGATGGCTTTGACTTCGTTGATGTATTTTTCCATAGTTAGTTTAAATTATTCTTTTCTAAATACTCATCATAACCACAAGTTTCTGGTAAGTGATTATCTTCTTTGGCTAGTTTTTCGTACTCCCTAGCTTCTCTCTCATCTGCACTTAATGTGGACGCTTTGACTAGGTGTATGAAGTCAAAATCTACTCCTCCCTTATATATATCTGGCTTATGCTTTACCATATAAATTATTATTAAACTTTACTAATTAAGGTTCTCGACAACCTTATGGAGAGTCACTGGTGGGGAAATATGCTTTTTCTCAGTTGGGACAGATTTAGTGTTCTCTGTGGATAGCCAACCTATTCCCCCATCAATGAACCTCTATCTACATCTTATACCTTAGTTTAGTTAATGTCAATGAATAGATTACGAAACTGTGGGAAACTCGATTATATGGCTTATTTTATAGCCCTTTTAAACACCCTAGCTAGCTTGCCTTTCTTTTGGTGGATTGTTATTTTTTCACATTTGTGAACTAAAAAATCTCCGTCTTCTATCTCTACGTTCGTAAAATCTTGGTCAGTCAATCTCCATTCTTGACAACCACAATTAAAAACCTTGTCACTGTCTTTTCTTTCAAATCCATTAAGATACTCGTTCATAGTCGTCTAGGTTATCTGGTAGTTCACCCTCTAACATTTGCTTTATGACATTTGTAGATTTTTGGCGGTAGTAGTGATATTTAGGCTCGTTGGCTTTTTTAGTGTATTCGTCATCATAATCTGAACCCGCCACCTCTAGTTTGTTAAAAACTTTACCAGACCATTCTGTCTCTGTGTCCAATAGATAAGGTATTATCATTTTGTCACTTTCTAATATAGCTGACCACTTTTCAAGAGATAAGTGTATTGGTGGCATTTCTTTACTTTTAAATATAATTTTTGCGTATTTTTTCATATTAGAATTTTTGTGTTACTTGGTATTTGTTTTCTGTGACCTTTTTTTCGCTTTGTTTGTAAAAGATTATAAGTTTACCTAGATCCCGCTTAAGCTCGGAAGGTTTGGTTATTTTAGGGGCATATGGCTGGCTGGTTATTTCTGGCAACTTATCCAACATTCCCGACACCTTTTCAAAGCCAAATTTACCCACTAAATAATCTAGAGCTTTTCGTTCGGTGGTGTTTTTATAGAACTCCTCATAAGTTGGGTTTAGTGGTTTGAATTTATCTATAAGTTGATTCCATTCATTCCCACGCAAAGTTACTACTTTGCTGTTAGTATTGTTATTATGAGTATTGTTAATAGTATTAGTATTGTTACTCGGAACTACAGTCTGGTGGCTTTTGGCGTCATTGTCTGGTGGCTTTGGACTGTGAGTCTGGTGGCTTTCTTTATTTCCACTAGACTGTGAGTCTGGTGGCTTTTCTTTCCATTCCTTCTTAGCTAATAAGGTATAGACATTATTTTCCCGTCTTTTTGTCTTCTTATTATAAGACTCCTTTATATCTATAATCGACCACTTTTCTAGGGTTTTTATTGCCCTTGAAACAGACTTCTCACTGATACCATTTTCTTCAGCGATTGTTTCCATTGAAGGGAAGCAAGTTTGGGTTTTATTGTCGGCGTGTCTACAAAGTGAAATGTAAACCACTGTACATAAAGACCCTAAATGTTTGGCGTATCCATTTAGATATTGGTTATCCAACCAAAACCATTCTTTGTTTCTAGCGTCTCGTATTTCCATAATATTATTACAAGCAAAAGCCATCAGACTGCTGTAAAGGACCGCTAAGACCTAAACAATCTGATGGCTGTTGCCTACAATTATTAGTTTGTAATTTAGCGGATTTATACATATCATAATCATACCATTTTTGGGAAATAAAATCTCTGAAACTGTGGACAAATATGTGGATAAGTGGTAAACTTGTAGTGTCTTGGAACTCTGCCAAGTAAGCGTTTGCAGGTATCGCTTTGAAACCTTTTAAATTATATATAACCGCAAATCCCCCTTTCTTTCGATTGGGGGATTTTTGGTAGGATTAAAACTGCACACTGAAAGGTAAACATAGTATATCAAAACAAAAACCCACTATCAAGTTTTACCAAGATAGCAGGTTAGAGTTCAACGATAGGGTTCGTAACTTGTTGTGAGCTTGTAAAGTCACCATACGGAAACCTCATCAATTTACAAGATTTACACCAACCCGTCGTTACAGCCCGCAAAATTCTTTTCCTTTAAAAAGATAAAGATGTTGAAAAGTTTGGGACTGGATATATTATAAAATAGATAACAAAAATCCCCTAGAGTATCGACCCTCTAATTGGGGATAAGTGTTGTCGAAAGTAAAACTTGTGAGTTTGTACTTTATAATGTTTTAGGGGTCGATAGCCCCTTGATATTTATTGTAACAATTTTTCCAATGATTGAACCCTCCTTTCTTGTAAAGTTCAAATGCATAAGCGATATTGTTTTCTGGTATTTTTAACCAGTCTTCACTTGGTCGTGATTTAGCGTTAGCCCCGTAAAGATTGATCTGGAAGACACCGACACTGTGATCTTTGGTTTTAGGATTGTTGTTTACCACTGTGCTAGAGGCATTACTTTCACAAATAGCAATCCCGACCATTATATCTTCATTTACCCCCTGTTTTTTCGCTTCTGTGCGTATCATTTGGGCAATAGTAGTCGTGGATAGGGTAGTGGTGGAAACTTGCGAAATTGAGGGTGTTTCAGCCACTTGGGGCGATGTTTGGGCGATAATCTGCCTACGCTCGGGAGGTTCTTCAGCTAAAACCGCACTTTGGGGGGTGAAAAATAAAGACGATACCCCCAAAATTAAGGGTATGAGGTTCATAGATTATAGACGCACGCCGATCTTGGTGATGTCTCCTTTTTGATAGCGTTTGTACCAAATAAAGAGACCAGTTCCAATCGCAACGATTGTTTGGATTGTTGTTGTTAGACTATCAGAGCCAATTTGAATTCCTAGTAATGGGAGCAGGGTAGCGAGTAAGTTTAAAATTACCGCCACGATTGTGTTAGACATATTAAATTAAGTTAGCTTGTAAATACGAGCCGACAGTAAACATTCTAGCATTTTTGGGTACTATTTTCCAGCCTTTGTCTCTTTTTTATCCACACCAGAGTGTCGTGGCAATCCCATGAGCAGACATTTGGTTTTTTTGATGATGGTAGAAACTTGTCACATATTTTACAGTAAAGATTTTTAGGTAGTGGGGGAGTTACTTTGCAGGTATGACCATCACCCCAAAAGTGGGCATGGGAGCAAGATTTGCACTTGGTTAAAATTTTAGGTTCAGTTGTCATATTCAGGATAATGTGTAAATCCTATCGCTGAAATCAATCTATTGGGATTGTCCTTTTTCCAATCCTCATCAACCCAAACATCGTCAGGTCTAATAGTCCGCTCTTTTTTAAGGGCTTCGTGAGCAGATGTCGCTATTATATATTTTTTGACTATAAATAGTTTTTGGGGAGTTTTCATTATAAAATCCCCTTTAAATATAGCCGAAAGGGGAACGGCTTAATATGATTGCCACCTGTAGAGGTGGTTCAATCGACAGCAGGGAGGGTTTGGGCTTGAGACTTGAGCCATTGTCGCCACCAGAGACGGCGGGCTTTACAGCTTTCGCACGAACAGTCCTTGATCGTGGGGCTTCTTTTGTGACGTTGGATTTTTTCTACACCAGTGTCAAGGTGTTTCGTGGACTGCTTTTTCTTGTTCATAGCGGTGTCCTTTTTCTGGTTAAGATGTAAGGTAGGCGGTATATGTAAATGATTACACATACCAATAACGCAAGTGATAAAACTATATTGAGTTTTATTTTATCCATTACTTCTTCCCTCGCCAGTAGTCACGACGAGCAATTTTAGCGTCCCTAGCACGCTTCTGCATACAAGGGAGACAGACCTGTGATTTGGACGGATGTCCACAGAAAAGACAACGTGGAAACCAATAGTCTCGAAAACTTTGTATTATTTTCTTCATATACACCTCCCATTTTTAAAGACCTATATTGACCGCCCACCCTCGACCATAAAGGTGTAAGGGCCTCCCTCGGATTCTCAATCGCATATCAAACTTGGTCTACGATTGAGGGTGGAGGGTCAATAGATTTAAGAACACTGCACGACGGCGGAGACCGTAAGCTCATAGAGTGATAGCTCTAATGTGTGGAAGCACATCGCCGTGCGGTGTTCTCAAATCAAATAGAGAAATTCTTATTCTCTTTAGAAAACTGGAGCGAGATTTACCTGCGGTCGAGGACAGGTGGCTTTTTAGGCTCTTTATATGTGGAAAAATTGAAAAGTTAGTCGTCGGGCTACCGACGTGTTTCGCAACTTGTTCTCCAGTTTTCAAAAGAAAAGCCCACCAATAAAGGTGAGCAGTTCGTTATGCTTCTACTTCTTCAGAAACAGTTTCGTCCAAACTTTCTTCGGTCTCCACAATTTCTTCAGGGGTCTCTGTGGTTTCCTCAGCTACAACGTTTTCATCTTCATTCATTTTGCAAAATGGTTAAATGAGTAATACCCAACAGTATAACATTTTTGACAAGTAAATACTATTACAACACACCTACCTGTGGATAAAGTGTTATTTGATTTTCTGACAAAATTTGCAAATCCATATCCCCATTTTTCTATCATAGATAAGTTGCGGGACTTGGTCGGGATATGTTTTCTTGCAAACTTGGCATTGAGTAGACATTGTTATTTCAGCTTAAAATAATAAGTAGGAATCAGCCCATACTTTTGAAAGTAATTTTCCCATTTCTTAACTGTGAAGTGAGTGTCAAAATATCCCTTGTTGGAGTTGTTGGACATTATGTAGTTTGTACCATCGGGACTTGCTTTACGTCCTACTAAACCGATATGCCCGTTAGAAAGCGGACTTCCTTTAGGGATTTGGCCTGTTACGGAGACAATCACACAGTCAGGTTCTGGTTTATCTAGCTTCACCCAGTCTTTACTGCTTTTCATAAAGTCATACCACTGAGAAGTGTTAGCAAAACGAAGCGTTGGTTTTTCAGGGAAAGCTTTGTTGTAGACTGCCGACATACTTAAAGCACACCCTAAAACTTCCATACCGACTGCTAGGTTTTTCCCTATAAGACTTTTAGCTGTCTGATAAAGTTTGTCGGAGTTACTCATTACAGGTACAGGAGCTGGTGTAGGCATAGGTAGTTGAAGTTTTAATTTTGCTAGTAATTCAAGTAGGAAGTCTAGTAAAGATTGCTTGCTTTTTATTGTAACGGACATTGCTTTACATCGGGATATTTTATGAGTGTAGGGGATTGTTTTTATAGAGTGGTCGTAAGAGTCAAAGATTTTCCAACCTTTGCCTTTCTCTTCAGAAAAAAGGACACACCAGTGATTATTGGGTTGTCCTTTGTCTACATATACTCCGTCCTTTAGGTGCCAAGCTGATACAGATACTCCCAAAGGAGAGACTTTTAGAGCTTCACGGATTAAAGTTGTTTGAGCTTCGGTTGTGTGTTCATAATAGAAAACCCACCAATGATTAAAGGTAAAAGGAAACTCACTGGCTTTTTGAAGTAGTTTATCAGTCATCGGCTTAGGGGTAGTGAACTCTTTATAGGTACTTGGGACGGGTAGTAGGTCATTGTCTATCAGACCTGTTTTACGGATACTTTCATATACGACGTGGGGATCGGCACCACCTAGTTGGACATTCGCCACTATATAGTTAAATCTCTCAGAAAAATTATACTCATACCCATACAAGGCTTTTAAAAGTATTTCTAGTTGGTTTTGAGTTCCCCATACTGTACAACCAAATGTCTCAAAATTTTCTGCTTGAGGTTCATAGACTGGTAGATATTTAGACCAGTCAAGATTAAGTTCCTTGGCTTCGTTTCCAAACCATTGCCCTATGTCTATTATACTTTCAATTAAGCCGTAATTTTTCATTGTATAAAGAATTTAAAGAAAGCTATTACACCTGCGACTATAGCAGTGATAGCAGTAGTAAAACCTGCGAAATAGATAGCTCCTGAGCGGACAGTTTTAAAAGCATGGACACCTTCGGAAACTGGTTTGAGTTCACAAAGTTTATTTTCTACGTCTTTACGCCAAGCGATAGTTTCATCTTTGTATTGCATATCTTGTTCAATGTATCTGTCGATTTTAACAGACATCTCATCATTTTTAACTGACAATCGGTCTATCTTGCCATTCACAGTTTCCCTTATTGTGTCTTTGATGACTTGTTTTATTCCATCTTCGTCCATATTATTCTACTCCTTTAGTTTTTAAGTCTGCGATTAAGTTGTCTATGGTTTCAATATCAGAGTCAATTTGAGTTATCATCTCTTGCTCCTTTTGGATTTTGATTTGTAATATTTGTTTGCGAGCTACCAGTGATTCTCTTTCTTGATTTTTTTCGTCTACGTTTACTGTTTCAGTTACCGACAAAGTTACTTCGGCATTTTTATCGTCTATCTTGGTGATTCCTGCTTGAGCGAGGTTATCGTTTGTTAAGTACATACCACCACCTAACACAGTCGCTCCTATTACTGCACCTAGAAAGCCTGTTTTTATATTTGTTTCCATAGTTAAATTGATTAAGCTGTTATTTCTGCGTCTGCTACATAATGTACTCCCACAATATCCCCAACCGCCCCGTTGACGGTAGCCTCGTTGGTTGCTGTGACACACAAACCTCTATCTGTTAAACCACGTTGTGCTGTTGTGCCTTGAACAGCTGGAGTTGTCCCAGTTATTCTATAAACCACAGCTCCCGCTCCGATGGGTGTAAACAGGGTAACGGTTGGAGATTTCCACATTTGAACAGGGAATTGAACGTTTATCGCACTACCCAAAACGGTACCAGAACCAGATTTACCAAGTATTCCATAGCAAGGAGTAGCACTAGCTTCAGCTATCGAAGCAGCAGGAACAGTTGTTAATGGAAAAGATTTACAATATCGTCGTTGACATCGAATAAGAGTTTCAGCTTGAGGTGGTTCGACATAGTCAATAATTTCTGTCCCTTGAGTTAATTGAACCTCGGAAATACTAATGTTGTCGGTTGTCCCACCAGTGGCATCAGAGAAAAATACCACCATAAGGTTTTTAGCACTTGTTGGAACGGTAAAAACACAACTACTAGTAGTC